TGGTCAAAGAACTCGAACCTGGCTTGAATGCCTTGTTCGGATTAGAATATGACCGATACGAAAACCAGCACACAGAAATTTTCGATTTAGAAAATTCTGACCGTGCTTTTGAAGAAGAAGTGATGCTAGGTGGGTTTGGCAACGCAGAAGTAAAACCGGAAGGATCTGGTGTTGTATATGAATCAGCACAAGAAACTTTCACTGCACGCTACTCACACGAAACAATCGCTTTGGCTTTCTCATTAACTGAAGAAGCTGTAGAGGATAACCTCTACGACAAAATCAGCACAAGATACACAAAAGCTTTAGCAAGATCTATGGCTAACACTAAGCAAATTAAGGCTGCTAACGTTCTTAACAGAGCGTTCAACAGTTCTTTCCTTGGTGGTGATGATAAGGAGCTTTGCGCTACTGATCACCCAACACTTAGTGGAACGCAAAAGAACGAGCTATCGACTGCAGCTGACTTAAACGAAACTTCGCTTGAGCAGATGTTAATTGATATCGCTGACATGAAGGATGAAAGAGGAATGAAAATTGCTCTTAGAGGTATGAAAATGATTATACCTGTCAACCTTCAGTTTGTTGCTGAAAGGTTAATGAAATCTCCAGGTAGAACAGGAACTGCTGATAATGATATCAACGCACACAGATCAATGGGAATGGTACCACAAGGTTACGTGGTAAACAACTTCCTAACTGATACTGACGCGTTCTTCATTAAAACAGATGCTCCTAATGGACTGAAAATGTTCACTAGAGCTCCTATTCGAACTGCGATGGAAGGCGACTTCGATACTGGTAACGTTAGATACAAAGCTAGAGAGAGATACTCATTTGGGTTCTCTGACTGGAGAGGTATCTTCGGATCACCAGGAGCGTAAATTACAAAGGAGGGGGGTTATCCCCCTCCTACCTAGTATTAATTAGTTATACAGACTTGCTAGGAAGACGATATAGAGACTGTATGACAAAAGGTCTATATGACCAAGGAGATTAAAAATGGCTAATACAACTTTTACAGGTCCTCTTAGATCTGAAAGCACAGTTAAAACTGTAAGCAAAAATACTTCTACTGGAGCAATCACTGAAATAGCAACATTTGGTGATGGACCAGTAAGTCTTTCTGATGGAAACGTAACTCTTACAAACGCTACACACAGCGGAAGAATTTTACTTGTTCCAGATGGAAGTCAAGATAATACATACACATTACCAGCACCAGTGGCTGGATCTGTGTTTAGATTTGTTTATGCAGGAGGAGCAGCTGATGGCACTGATGCGATCATCATTACTCCAGGCAACTCAAACTTTTACATTGGTGGATTAACTTTTCATGACCAAGATGGTAATGCAATAAGTTCTGTATTTTCTGATGGTAACTCAAACAGTAGTATTCAAGTAAATGTACCACAAGCATTTGACATTACTATTGTTGGAAAAGACACAACTAATTATCAAATTTTTGGTAGTGTAACATCAACAACTGTACCAGCGTTTGCTGATCAGTAAAACTAACAATGTGGGGCTACGGCCCCACAGTTCTTGATTAAGGAGGGAACATGGCAGACACAGTAACAGGACCAACAATACTACAAGAAAACGACAAACAAGTTGTTATTAAAATTGTAGTTCAATCAGACGGAACAGGTAGCACAACAGTATTTGGCGATGTTTCAGCATTAAATGCTAGAAACGATGGCACAGCTGTGGCACATTTAGGATTACACAGAATATGGTATTCATGTCAAGGTGGTGATGGAGGTGACTCTTTTGCGCGTTTAGACGAAGAAGATTCTGATGGAGATATTCCTATATTGGCACTAACAGGTGCAGCGTATTGGGATTTTAGAGAGTTTGGTGGCATACCAGCAGATCAATCATCTAACAGTAACCAAAGCGATGTAAACTTTGTAGTTCCAGGTGCAGCTGACTCTGGTAACGTTTACACAGTCGTAGCACAATTTCAAAAAATATATTAGAGGTTTAGATGGCTTATTCAGGCACACAAACCTTTAATCTCTCAATAGAAGAGATAATAGAAGAAGCATTTGAAAGATGTCAATTAGAGACTCGTACTGGTTATGACTTAAAAACAGCTAGACGATCTATGAATCTGATGTTAGCAGAATGGGCAAACCGTGGTTTAAATTTGTGGAGCATAACTTATGCAACGCAAACATTAACTGCAGGTACAAACTTCTATGCTATTGATCAAAACGTTATAGATATAGTAGACGCTGTTGTAACAACTACAGCAGGTGCAACTTCTAATTTAGAAGGTGATAGCAGCACAACTGATGTTGCTGTTAACAGGATATCTAGAACTGAATTTATTAATTTAAGTAAAAAAGAAAACTCATCATCAGGAGACGCAAGACCTACACAATTTGCTTTAGTTCCTGGTACAGTTACAACTGGAGGATCTAGTGCTAGTGGTAGACCAGCAAACGATATGACTTTGTTTTTATATCCTAGCCCTGATAAAGCATACATATTCAAATATTTTTATCTTGCAAGAATAGAAGATGCAGGAAGTTATACTAATGAAGCTGACGTACCTTTCTATTTTCTTCCTTGTTTGACTGCAGGTTTGGCATACTATATAAGTTTAAAAAGAGCACCAATGTTAAGTGCAAATTTAAAAGCGGTGTATGATGAAGAGTTTAAGCGTGCTAGCGAAAACGATAGAGAAAGAGTTTCTTTTAGAATTGAACCAGCACGGGCGTACACACCATAGGAGGAAATATGCCAACATGTAAACATTGTGATCATGAATGTCATTGTAGTAATGGCGGTTCATGTTGCGGAGGACAGTGCCAATGTGGTAACTGTGAATGTAAAAAGGAGGACGAATGAGTAACCCAAGATATAACACTCAAACAGCAAACACCAGAGAAGCATCTAATAAAAAGATAGGTTCTTATGGTAGAGGTCAAAACGATATACCTACTGCTGTAGAGGCTGCTGCTGTAACTACAAAAGGTATTGCACCAGCAAAAGGTAAAGCACAGGATATTACACCTGAAGGAGTAAAAGCCCAAGCCACTTCTGGCAAAGGTCAAACTCAAGATGGTAAAGTGTCTGGTACTAAACTAGGAATGGGCGCTGCTAAAAAGGGCGGCAAATATACCTGGAGCTAATAGATGGCTTACGCATCAGGAAAATACGCAAAATTTATTTCTGACCGTAGTGGTATGGAATATCCATACAACGAAATGGTTGTAGAATGGAATGGCGCACGTGTACACAAAAGTGAGTTTGAACCAAAAACACCACAGGACAGACCTAACAAGCACATGCCTGACGCAATATCTTTACAGTATCCAAGACCAGCAAGAGAAGAACCAGCAACAGAAAGATTGTTGCCTAGAAATGCTTTTACATTTCCAACAGGTGAAAGTATTATAAAAATTTTTGAACCAGGACACGGTAGGTCTACGGGCGACACTGTTAGATTTAGAAACGTTGTAGATATTTTTACAAACACTGTAAATAGGGCAAGTGGGCATACCATAACAAAAATAGATGATGATTTTTACAGTATAGCTACTGATTTAGCTCACGCTGGAGCATCAATAAGAGGAGGAGGAGAGATTGCTTCGGCAGGACCCGTAACCATATCATCATGACTACATACGCAGAACTAACACAACAAATTTTAGACTACACAGAAACTAGCACTGATGTATTGACATCTACAATTACAAACGATTTTATTGAGCATACAGAAAATAGAATATTAAAAGAAGCAGATCTCGATGTATTCAAATCACATCAATCTGTTACCTTAGTTGCAAGTAATCCTTTTTTATCATTACCTGGTGGAACATCACCAGATCCTACATCGCTTGCTACAATAAGAACTGTACATATATTTCCTGCATCAGGAACACCGACAAGAGATTTTTTAGAGCATCGTGATATAAGTTACATGAATGAATATTGGCCAGACAGAACTGCTACAGGTCAACCAAAGTATTGGTCATGGTGGGATCACAACACAATTTATCTTGCTCCTACGCCGGATTCAGCGTATAACGTGGAGTTAGGAATTACTAGATTACCAACAAGACTGTCTAGTAGTAATACAACCTCATGGTTAGGCAACAACGCCCCTATGGTTTTGTTGTATGGATGTCTTGCAGAAGCCTTCAAGTTTTTGAAGGGTCCAGCTGAAATGCTGCAATTATATGAACAATCTTATCAACGTGCTATGCAAGAGCTGATAGTTGAACAAACCGGTAGACATAGACGAGATGAGTACACGCATGGAGAATTAAAGTTTCCTATGCAATCTGTTAAAACAAATACTAGAGGAGAATAAACATGGCAATATCACAAGCTGTCTGCACAAGTTTCAAACAAGAGTTACTTCAGGGCACACACAATTTCACTGCTTCATCGGGTGATACTTTTAAAATTGCATTGTATACAAGTTCTGCTTCTTTAGGTGCTTCAACCACTGCTTTTACTACATCTAACGAGGTATCTGATTCAGGTTCTTACTCGTCTGGTGGAGGTACATTGACTAGTGTTACGCCAACAACTTCAGGTACTACTGCTATTTGTGATTTTGCTGACATATCTTTTACGTCAGCTACTATTACTGCAAGAGGAGCTATGATTTATAATAGTTCTGATTCTAACAAAGCAGTTGCTATATTAGATTTTGGCGGAGATAAAACATCTACAAGCGGAACATTTACAATTCAGTTTCCAACAGCTGATGCAAGTAACGCTATACTGAGATTAGCGTAGGAGTATAAATGGCATTAGTCATTAATGATCGTGTAAAAGAAACAACCACTACAACTGGTACGGGTGCCGTATCTCTTTCTGGTGCGGTAACTGGTTTTGAAACTTTTGCAGCTGGCATTGGTAATTCTAATACAGTTTACTATTGTATTGCACACCAAGATCAATCAGAGTTTGAAGTTGGGCTTGGTACATTAGATGGTGATAGTTCTGATCTTACACGTACAACAATTATATCCTCTTCTAATAGCGATAACGCTGTTGATTTTAGTTCTGGCACAAAGGATGTATTTTGTACAATTCCAGCAAGTAAATTAATATTTGAAGATGCGAGTAATGATGTAACTGTAGGTAATGATCTTATTTTAGGATCAGATTCAGCAGTATTAAAATTTGGTGCTGATTCTGACACAACTTTAACACATACTGACGGCACAGGTTTAACTTTAAATAGCACTAACAAACTTCTTTTTAGAGATTCTGCTTTATATATTAATTCATCTACTGATGGACAATTAGATATTGTCGCAGATACAGAAGTACAAATAGCAGCTACAACAATAGATATTAATGGTGCAGTTGCACTTAACGGCGCTATTACAGGCGCTACTAACATTACTTTATCTGGGGAACTAGATGCAGCAACATTAGATATTTCCGGTAATGCTGATATAGATGGAACAACAAATTTAGATGCTGTTGATATTGATGGTGCAGTTCAACTAGATGCAACATTTACAGTTGGAGCAGATGATCAAGGATATGATGTAAAATTATTTGGAGACACAGCAAGTGCCTATATGTTATGGGATACTTCTGCTGATGATTTAATATTAGGTGGTGCGGCAGGTTTAGTTGTACCAGATAGTCAATTTACTTTAGGAAGCACTGCAGTCACAGCAACTGCTGCTGAAATTAATTTAATAGATGGTGGCACATCAAGAGGTACTACAGCCGTAGCAGATGGTGATGGTATTTTACATAATGATGGTGGCACTATGAGAATGACCAGTGTTGAAACATTTGCTACTTACTTTGCAAGTGAAATTACTGGTGGATCTTCCATAGTAACTGTTGGTGCTTTAAATAGTGGTTCAATTACTTCTGGATTTGGAACTATTGACACTGGCTCATCAACTATTACAACAACAGGATTAATTACTGGTGGATCTTTAGACATTGATAATGTTTTAATTAACGGAACAACCATAGGTCACACAGACGATACTGATTTAATAACTGTGGCAGACGGATTAGTAACTGTTGCTGGTGAAATATCAGTAACTACTTTAGACATTGGTGGAACTAACGTGGCATCTACTGCTGCTGAATTAAATATTGTAGATGGTAATACATCTGCAACATCTACTACTTTAGCAGATGCAGATAGATTAGTAACAAACGATAATGGGACGATGGTGCAAGTAGCACTGTCTGATGTAAAAACGTATTTAACAAGTGCAGGATTTTCAAGTGAAGACCCAACAGCCCTTGCAATTGCGCTCGGATAATTTATAATAGGAGGATAAATGGCTAATACTTTTAAAGTTGTAACTAAAGCAGGAGTTACCAGTGCTGATGTTATCTATACCGTTGCAAGTTCTACTACTACAGTAGTTCTTGGAATGATGGTAGGTAATACAACTACTGGTCAAATTACTGCAACAGTTACGTTGACTTCAGATACCTCTAACAGAGCAGGAGCTAATAACGAAGCCAACCAAGCGGTTGAACTTGTTACTACGGCGCCGATTCCTGTTGGCGGATCGTTGGAGTTGCTTTCAGGTAACAAAGTTGTGATGGAAACAACAGACACGCTGACATTAACAGCGACTGGTGCGGCTGACATTGCTTTGTCAATAATGGAGATAACGTAGAATGGCATATGTAGGGACACCCTTAGATACAACTAATGCATTTCAATCATTAGCTGGTAAA